CCTTCACTTCGGCGTCCATGTCGCGCCATGGGAATTTAAACGGCTTGGTTCCTGGCCGGCCAGCGGCTCCGCCGTCCAATAAATAGATATCGTCGGCTTCCGGTTGTGCTAACCAGGATCTCAGGATAAGGGGAAGGGTTTCGACTCGGTTGCCGGCTGTGGTTATGAAGACGGATACTTTTTTAATCATTTGCCATCTCCGCGTATATTCCGAATTCCCCTAATATTTCGTTCTGCTTTTCAATGTCGAATATTGCCCCGGTTCCCTTATACCAGGAGGCCCGGGCCTCGACGGGGACCTTCGGCCATTCAAGGCCTTTCTTTCGATAGGAAGCGTTTTGGCCGTGTTTGGTTATACATATCCTATCCGGGCGAAGTTTAAAGCCGGAAGTGTCGCCGGCTCCGCTTGCCCCATGCGGCCGAAAATGAAGCTCTTCGAATTTATCCCAGTAGGTGAATATTGAACGGGGGAAAATATGCGTGAAAAATGGGCCGCTTGTTGGTGCCGGATCCCTTGGGGGAATTAAGGCTTTATTGATAATATCGAACGTCCAATAATTCGGGAACGTTAAAACGGTCCGGACCGGCTTCGGCCGTTTGCTTTCAATAATCGTTAGGGCCGCCGCCTTTGCCTCTGCTATTGCGTTCCTATGGAATAAATCATCTGAATCTATTCGGGTGATAATAACCCAGTCTTGGCGGATATTCTGATAATATTCCCGCCCATGATCAAAACATAATTCGATTCTAGGATACCTAAAATTGAATGCTTCGATTTGATCTCTATTCTCCGGCGAGGCTTGAACCAATACATCAATAGGGCATGAATCAAGATTGGAAATGCTTCGAAGGGTGAAGCGGTCGAATAATTTCATTCGGAAGTCTAACCATTCATTCGTTGTTTTCCAGGTTGTCCGATTCCAGCCGAGGAAGGTTTCAATTACATGGTGATTCATGGCAAGTCCTCGAAGTTCTGGAAATTAATCCCCAGTTCATTTCCCCGAAAAAGTAAAGCTTTAAGCCGAACCGGATCCGGGTTATGGAAGTGAAAAAATTGTGCGGCATGGGCCATATAAACCGATTCGATCGTCTTGGCATGCGGCGAAATTGGAAGGTGAGGCTCCTTTCCAAAATCGGCGCTTTGAATAAACTGTTGTCCGATAAGATCCCCGGGCCGATACATTCGCGTTCCGCCTATGCGGATCCGCTTAAATATTTTCGAAAGGTGGAAATCTGATTTATCATTTCTGTTTCCCCAGGGATAACAAAAGCAAACCGGGTTAGGAATCCCGTTGGCATAAAAAGCCCTTTGAACGGAAAATATTTCTTTCTCGAGGAAGGCGTCGACGCCCATTTCTTCGATTTTAACTCCGGCCCGAACATGGCTAAAGGTATGGTTTCCTATGGCATGTCCGGCCATCATAAATTTTCGTAAGGTTAACCATGTTTCGCCGTTATACATCCCGACATTTGTTGGGAAAAGCGTTATTTTCGCGTTATACCGATGAAGCAAAGGAAGTAATTTTTCCCAGGCTTTGAAATAGATATCGTCAAAACTGATAAAAATAGCGGGATATTGAATCATTTTGTTCCTTTAAATTTGGCCCCAGGATCGATTATAAGGCATTTTCCCGGGATTTCCTCTAGGCTGGTGCGCGGAATTCCCGTTTTCCCCAAAGCGGCCCTATGGGCTTCCGCCCTTTGCCCTATTTTTGCCCCGTTCGGGATGAAAAAGTCATTAAATCCCCAGGTAAGCCCGGCCCGGGAACGTTCAAAACTCAAGGCCCGGTCCATATTTCGAAATTCGCGGGCCTCAATATGGGTATGATCGGCTTCATCCGCATTCGTCGACGGGTGATAATGTCTCAATTTAGCGCCCGGATCCATGGCAAACCTTCCCAAAATAAGGGCGGCTCTATGGATTTCTTGACAGGAAAAATGGAAATAGCCCGGATAAAACAATATCTGATTAGGATACCTTATTAAGAATTCATACCCTATGAGGGCGACGCCGGCCGGCGAATGTTTTTCCTCTCCCTGATTAAAGCCGATAACCCCGTCCCCGTTCGGGAATGATATTTTCATTTGTTCGGCGGCTGCGTCGATCGCCCCGGGGAATAATTCGATATCATCGGTTACATAAATAAGCGGTCCGATGGCTCCGGCCGTCGCTAAATTACGGCAATATACGGACCCGGATTGTTGACTTACTTCGATTAAAATATCAATCCTCGGATCTCCCTCGAGGGCCTTCGCGCTTTTGGGATCTCCGTCTGTTATCACGGTAATAATATATGGCGTTCTTTTGGCCGCCGCTTCAATCGAATTCAACATCCGCCGAATCTTGGCAAGCCGTCCCCTGGTAGGACAAATAATCTCAATGGGTATCATTTAAAATCCGCTTATAAGCGGCCTCATATTCTTTTGTTTGTTCAATCGGGTGCCATTCGCATTCAATCCAGGCCCGCGTTATTTCTTGGTGAAGCCGAAGCGCCGGCGCATGGTCTATCAATTCGATTAGTTCCGCCTCGAGGGTCTTTATCGTCGTATAGATCCATGGGAATTTTCTACAGGCATTTAGAACGGCGCAAGCGAAACAGGCCCCCTCGAGGGAAGTCCTATGAAAATTTCCGGTTATAACATCATCTATCAATATATCGGCCGTCGCCTTTTTCTTTAAATTATCTTCATATCCCATACCTTCAATCCATACGATTTCAACGGCCCGGATCCGGGCGACCTTATCTAAAACTTCTTTAACTTCGGCATATCCCTTTGAGGCCGGATGGCCGATAGCGGCCTTTGTTGTTGGGGCAAAGGCTATGCGAATAGGCGCCCCGATTGTCCTTCGATTCGGTCGATATTCATCCGGATCAATCATGTTGGGAAGGTCGGGGATTTTGTATTCTTCCATCTGCAAGGGCTGGCGGATAGTGAAGCGATTCGGCGTAAAGTTCCAAAGCCGCGTCCATTCTCCCATACGGGGCAAGCTGTGGAATTGCGCCATAGTCCGGGATTGTTTATCTCCAAGCCGTAACCTTTCCTCGAGGGGGGGAAGTAAGTAATTATGAATGTGAATAATATCGGCGGAATCAATAAATGCTTCGGCTTCCGGACTTCCCGCCATTAAATCGAAAGGGAAGGACCGGCCGTCTGAATACCTATTCGTATTATTGATTAAACGGGTCTTAATGTCTGTATAGCGGCAAAGGTTTTTCCATAATTCCAAAGGGGCCGCGGCAAGGGGCGTCCTGGAATAAATAGCGACGTTCATAAAAAGGGATTCCAGGGATGGGGCTTGGTGCCTATAGCCCGAGGCCTTTCATCGGGAATAGTGATTCCCCCGGAATCTTTCCGCGATATATCCGGCTCTTGAAGGCTCGTTTCGTATATTTCGATAACTTCGGAATTTTCCAAAGCAAAAAACCGATGATATACGCCGGCCTCGACCGTGGTCGAATCGCCGGCCTTTAAAGTTGTGATATCGAAACCGGCGCCCCGTTCGATAATGATCCGGATCCGGCCGGATACAACATAGAAAAGGTTTGATTTTGCCCGGTGTTCATGGGCGGATGAATATCCGCCGGCCTTAATCGTCAAGGCATGAACGGATACATTTGCTGTTGAAAAGAATTCGTTGGTTTCTCCCCATATTTTCCCGGTTCGCGGCATTTGGTTTCCTTTCCGGCTAAAGTTTATCCATGATTCGGGACCTTTGTCAAGACATTATCAATATCTAAATAGGGGAAAGATTTAAGGGCCGAGATCCGGCTGCAATTAAAAACCTGAATCCCGCGGCGCTTGATTTCCGGCGCCCATTTCTCGAAATTGGCTTTAAAAGATAAAAGTTTCGGCCGGTCCGTTGGTGTGGGGTGACCGCTGTGGTGATGGCTTTTCCCTTTTTCGCTATAGATAAAATCGAAGCCTAAAAGATAAATCGGATTTGCGCCCAAGCAAACCGCGAGGTTAAAGGCGGCAAACCCGCTATTATCCCCATGGGCGATTCCTTGCCCGAGGTCAAAGCTCATATCTTTTATTGCGGAAATATAATTTTTATATACCGGGACGATAAAGATATCATCCGGAAGTTGATTCGAATAGGTAACAAGCCAAACTTTATAACTGGACATGGTTTTAAATCGCGTTAGGGCCTCTTCGCCGTTTACCGCTTCTTTTCCATATCGGCCATTCAATAGGAAATGAAGATAGCGGGTATCCATGGATAAATTAATGGTCGGGTAATAAAATTCAAAGCTTCGGTTTATTCCTATGGTTCGCCTTCCGCGAAGCCTGGAAAAATCGAAGCCTTCAAGGCTTGGGCCGCCTCCGGTTATAAAGGCCGGGTGTCCCTTCCAGGACCCGGGAGGCAATACTTCAATTAATTTTCGATTGTTACAAGTTGGGGATTTAAAAAGGGTAGGTTCTTTCCTCGGAATCATGGCGTGATAATAATAACTTTTTTTCGGGCAAAAAGTCGAATGATTTTATCAGCCTCTTCGATTCCGGTTTTATAGGCTTTGTCATTCGTGCCGGCGGATCCGCTATAGCTATAACTTCCGATTGATTCGGATCCAAGTTTATATTCCGTATAAAGGGAAGGGTCGTTCTTTTGATCGACGATTATTTTAACGACGTCCTTTGCCCAGGAAGGCGCGGCGCCTTGGCCGCATGTCCCCTTGATCCGGATATTATTCTTGCCCCTGGGGAATAGGTCCCCTTCGGCGATTTCTTCCCAGTAGAGCAACGTTGCGCCGGCCGCCCCGGAGGATCCTAAATCTAAATAAAGGCTGGCCGAATCATAAGAATATAGGGAAGCGTCAAGCAATATATCGAAAATATAAACGGCCGTTATGGTTACAATCGGGGAATGAAGCGGAATAAAAAGGCGATTCTCGCCGTTTCCGTTAAGGTAAATATCGAAGGGTTTTGGCCGATAGGCCCGGCCGACCGCGGCTTCAAATATCGCTTCGGCCCGTTCAATGTCGGCTTGTTTCTCTGCGTCCGATGTCCCGCTGGGCCAAGTTGCTATGTCGGTATCTGAGATATAATTCCCTGTATAGGGCATTTGGTTTCTTCCTTTGAAAAAGCCCCCCAGGGCCGGAATTTATGCCCGACCCTGGGGTAAGCGGCAAGGAGGGTTCGCCGCCTATAGGAATGGATACCAGGGGCTTAGATAACCCGCTTTCCCGCGACCTTTACGTAATCGACGTAAAGGGATTTGGCGACGGCCTCTCCGTTCTGGACGCCGAAGCCAAGATAAAGCTCTTCATCGAGCGGGAATCCGGTAGTGATTTCGCCGGTTGCCAACAGGACGCCCGCGTCACTCCAAATAAACCAGCGAACCGTTCCGGCGCCGTCATAATGGATACCGAAAACCCGCCATGTCAGGGCGGCCCAGTCGAGGGTTGTGTCTGCGGTTACAACCGTGTTTCCGTCCTCGACCGCAATATCCAAATTCGCGTCGCCATCGTCTTTGTGGAAATAGACGCCGTGCTGCGTGGATCCGGCGAACCATTCGGCGTCGACGAGGCCGAAGTAAAAATCCGATTGGATCTCATCGGAAATTTTGAATCGCCCCTCGACATAAACCGGATAGCCGGATTTCAGAATGAAGCTTTGGGCCGCGGTTCGGACCGTCGAATCGTTATCGTCGGCGGCGGCATTCGTCAAAAGGAGGACCCCGTCGGCCGCGTCCGTGAGGGCCTGGGAACCGTCCCCGTTTTCGGCGATCGTCCATTTGGTTGTATCCAGTCCGAAGAAATCATCTTCGAATCGGAACGTTGAACGAATGTCGAAATACTGTTTCGCCCAGTCCCATTTTGCGAAATTGATATGGGTGTTCAAGGGATAAACATCCATAACGTAATACTCGAGTTGGGTGCCTCCGAGGGAAGCATGGGGGAAATGATTGCTGTCCATTTTAGAGGGCCTCCATTGCCCTAATTAAATCGGCCTTTGTCCTGCGAGAAAGGCCAAACAAACCTTTGTTAGCCGCGATTCGCCGAAGTTCGTTAATCCGGAAGCGCTTTAGATTCTCCGCCGAAAATTCCGTGATAGCCGGCGGATCCGGTTCTGTAATTTTAATTTCAAGAAACGGATACTCGGAAAGCTCCCGGATCGCTTTTGCGTTATCGATCGGGCGGCATTCCTGGGCCGATATAAAGATATTCCCGAGGCAAGTCGGGAAGCCTCGCGTCGGCCCAAGGTTTCTAACTTCGGCTTTCATTGGTGATTATTCTTCGATCGTCAAGCAACGGGCCAAGACAACCGCGTCGGGGTTTTCCAGGGCAACATCCAGGCGGGCCGAATAGAATACATAGGAGCATTCATCGGCCGCTTCCCGCTTGGATTCCATCCGGATATCCCGTTGAATCCCGATGATAAGATTATTTTTCGGGGTCAAGAGGGCATCCGTGTAGACGCCGGCGTCGATAATTCCGTCCTGATCCGGGGTCGCCGTGGGGTCGCCCAGGGTTGTACTCATCAAGGGAACGTCGATGATCGGGACCCGATTATACATCGGTTCGATTTCGCCCTTGAAAACTGCGTCGCCGAGTCCGGTCGACCGGGCCGAAAGGGCGGCGAGGTAATCCTGGGTTACTTGGTCGGAATTCAAAAAGGCCATGTTTTTCAGGCCGGCGTTCGCCTTGTATTTCGACGGCATATTTTTCAACATGCCGTGATATTTGAAATCCCAGTTGTACGGGGCTGCGGGATTCTGTTCGGCGATACTTCCGGCGAATTTGAAAGCGCTTCCGGTTTGCCCGCCTTCGCAAGCATTCAGGATATGGGCGCCTCCGGTGACTTGGTTTTGATAAGTCTGTCCCGTCGCCGAATGGGTGATACGATAGCGCCATCCGTCGAAAAGCCCGCGGGTATCATCGGAAGCGAATCCGTTGAGGCCGGCCGTTTCGGAAATCCAGCAAATTTCCTCGAGTTCGTTGGCGATTTTGGCCGTGATGATTTTCATCATCTGGTCTTTATAATCGTCCTCGCTCATGGCTGCGGGCAAATCCTCGAGATCGTCATCATGGATAACGATAGCTCCGCGAACCTTTTTTGTCGCAAGCGGGATTTTCGCCGAAGCCCATTGTTTTTTGTATTTCGCTTCGTTGAATTGCGAAGCGGGATACAGGAAGCGTCCGGATCCGAAGCCGAAGGCGCGGAGGTTTTTCGTCGGGCCGTTCATCCGTTCGATTCGGGCGAATTGCTTAAGGGCGGATTCGTCGAAAATATACGTAATGAAACGGTCCGCTTCCTCTTCGGAAAGGGTAATCGTCGGAAGGCTGATAAGGTTATAGCCTTTCTTGATCCGGAGCTTTTCCAAAAGTCCTTTTGTCGTATTCATGGGTGGGTTTCTCCTTAATCCCCCGAGGGCCGATTATTCGGCCTCTTCTTCGCCGGCGGCGGCTCTGGCGGCCTTGGTGAGGCTGGGCCATTTGTCTTTTTTTTCGATCGGGGCCGAAGCCGGCTCTTCTTCCGTTTCCCCTTCGGGACCGTCGAGGCCTTTTCGAACGGGGGCCGCTTTTTCATACTTGGCAAGCTTGCCTTCAAGCTTCTCAATCTTGGTTTTGAATCCGTCAAGAATGGCGGAAAGTTCCGACCCGGGGGTGATTTTTACTTCGATATTCCCGGCGTCGATTTTCTTAACGGGGGCGGGCGCTTCCGCCGGCTGGACCGGCGCTGCGGGCGCTTCCGCTTTCTTGGTTTCCGTTTTCCCTTCCATCAGTTCGTTAATGATGGCCCGGGCCTTGGCGAGTCCGTTTTCGCCCATAAGGTCCCCGAGGAGGTTCGAAAGTTTCGCAAGCTCTTCCTTCGTAAGCTTCGAAATTTTCGCCCCGACCTTTTCAAGGGAAACGTCCTCTTCCTCCGCCGGCGGTTCCTGGATCCCTTCGGCCGATTTTCCGAAGGTCTGATAGGCGGCAACGGCGGCGAGGTTTTTAAGGGCGTAAATGATATCTTCGGGATACTCATCCTTGAAGGACGCAAGGGTGGTAAGGGCATTTTTCAGGGCCGCGAGGGATTCCGGATTCAAGGATTTGCGGATTTCCGTTTTATCCTCCGCCGGATCCAGGCCGTAGGATTTCAATATAGCCAAAAGTTCATCCATGGCTTGACTCCTTTTGATCAAATAGAATTTCTTTCTGTTGGCGCCGGCGTCGACGAGGCTTATTTCGTCGATGTCGATGTCTTTAAGCTTTCGGGGCTTTGTTGGCATAGAGAGCGCCTCCAAATAATTAAATCGTTTGATTTCCCCCGAAGGCTGGCGGGTATGTCTGGCGTCCGTTCGGCTCGGGCGTTAATCGAAGCGCTTTGCCTTCATTAACCCCGACCCCGGGACCCGGTTCCCCTATTCAATACCGCGAATTTTTTATAATGTCAAGCCGGAAGCCGCAAACCGGGGATATTAACTCTTCCTCGAAAAAGGGAAAGCGTCTGCATATTTCGGGCTTTTGTTCGCCTTGAAGGAGGCAAATAGCCTTTCTTGTTTTGATATCAAATAGCAGCCTTTCGCATATAACCGGCTTCGGTATTGCTTCCTTTCGCATGTCCCTTTCGATTGAATCCCACATTAATTCCCCGTTTGTTTTCTCTACATTGTAATTAAACCGCCATGCCTCTAAACAGCAAAAACCGCATTGGAGGCAATGCCCTTTAAATATCTTCATTCGGCCGATTCGCCCATTTTTTATTACATTTTCGGCCGTTGATAACGAATCGGGATAAATCGATAGTTTTTATTCAATTTCCATTTAGGCGGGATTTTCTTAATCATTTTCCGCGATTTTGGGGGATCCGGGTTTTTTATATCGATTTTGGGGAATTCCCCTGAATTCGGAAAAAGGGCGGCAATTATTAAGATTTCCCCGAATATCCCATATTTCATTAATTTGCTTTCCTTGCGGATCCGCCCATGGAAAAGGCGGTTAATTTCCCACTTTCGATATCATCCCAAATTTCCGGATCTTTTACCTTAATCGTTATGTACCAGGCTCCGGCCTTGATAATATCTTTCCCTTTTTTTGTGTCCTCTTCGGGCTGGTAACATTCCAGAATCGGGAAATAATACGGCTTCCCCTGGTGCATAACCTTAATCCGTTTCGGGTTTTCTGAATAACCTTCCATGAATCCATACATAGCCTTTGTAATTTCGGCCGTGTCGGTGAAATCGTCTTGGGTGTCGACCTTATTCGGCTCATAAATAATTCCCCCGACGATTTGAAGGGTCTTGTCCGCCTTTACGATTCGAAGGGCAAGCCCAGTTTCTTCATCGGAAGCCGCCGGCGGATCTTCGGCCTTTTTTGTTTCTTGTCTTTTATGATCCGCGATCCATTTCTTCGCGTCGGCCATCGTCCATTTTTTATTATCGAAGATAAATGCAACGACCTTTTTCTGGTTGACGTCATATAGGGCCTTGATTCCTTGATCCGGGGAAAGGTTCATAGTCCGGATCTTATCGCCCGGCTTGATATCGGATACAGGCAATCTATGATAATTTTCGGTTGTTTCGGGCTTCGATATGGGCGAGGCTTGGGCCTTTTTCTCCATCATAAGGGAAAGGAATTTGTCGGCTTTCTCGACCGGCTCCGTAAGCGGGCCGAAGTCTGATTCAAATTCCTGTATCCCGTCGACGGGGGCCTCTTTGGTTTCGGGCGTAAAAGTTGCCGGGTCTGGAGCATCGGGGATTGGCTTTTCATCCGAATCCTTTGTGATACATTCGGCCGGCGCTTTAAAAGTGAGGGGCTTCGGCCTCAATACCAAATCCCAAAGAGGAATATGCGGGCCGGGTATCCCGACCGCGGAATAGGTACAGCCGGAAGGCATGCCGCATTCGCAAGTGAGCGCCTTTGTTATGGCCGCTTCCATGGCTTCATCCCGGGTGGCCGCCTTTACGATAATTTCCAGGTCCGCCGCCGTTTTGGGATTCTTGATAAAGGCCCCGACGATAGCCGCAAAGTTTTCCTTGAGAATGATTTCGGGAAGGCCGGGGACGTCGATTCCGCAAATGGCCCTTTTCGCAATTCGTAACCGGGCCTCTTCCTCTAGCCAATTCGGGGCCGGATCCGGAATCCGTCGCTTTCTCATTTCGATTCGAAGCATTACATATTTTTTCAATACTTCGGACCGGCGCAAACCGGCCGGCATTTTCTCTTTTGAAAATACCTGGGCGCATCTTACCCGGAGGTTTTTTAACTCTGCGTCTGTTTCCGCTTTCAGGGTTTCGGGTTTGATATTTTCGATTCGCATTTTAAGACTCCTTTGGCGGGAAGTTTTTCATATCCTTCTCTATGTCCACAACGGCATTTATAAACCGAAGCCCAGCCGCGGCGGCGCCATGCCGGGCAAGCTCTTCCAATCGTCAAAAACCGGCCGCAAATAGGGCAATATTTTATTTCCATTTATCGCCTCTTTAAGAGTCGGCCGGGCGTCCTTTTGGCAAGTTTCTTTTTAGCCGGCTCCGCTTTCGGGGCTTTTGGCTTGTCCGGATCCTGTTTGAAATATTTGCAATCCTTCCCTTCATAATAAATTTTATCCGGGATTCTCTCAGGGAAGGCGCTGCATTTTAATTCAAAAGGAATCTTCCCGTTCCCGCAATAAAAGCAAAAGGGGGTAATGTCGATAATTGGATCTTCTTTAGCCATGGCTTTAATCCATACCTAACATTTTTTTCATAAAGGCGTCCAGTTCCTTCCTCGCCTCTGGACTTATTTTATCATAATAAGCGAGTCCGTCCGGGCCGGCATATGCACTAAACATTTCCGCCCATTGTTCACTATATTTACTAGCGACGCCGGCTCTGGTTCCGGCGTATTCGGATAATATGTTCTTGCTTCCGTATTTATTGCAAAATTCATCTATCCCTTTTCGGAATTCGGTGTTTTTACTTACGTTCCATTTGAAATCATATAAATGTCCGTATTCATGGCGGACAATGTCAAGCCGATCTTTTGATAAATGCCATCCCGTTTTAAAGGCGTTAATATTTTGGGCGGATTGAAGGTCTGATACGACACTTCCCTTGAAAAGGATAGCGTTCAATTTATCATAGGCAAGGCCGCTTGCGTTTCTTCCCATAAAGGCTCGAGTTAAATGTCTTTTTTCCCAGTCTTTATATAGGCTGGATTCTTTTAATAATTTGCTTGTTGCCGTTCCAACGTATTTAACATCAGTTGTATAGTCCCTCATTAAAGCCCGGAGGGCGTCCTCTATCATGACTTTTTCGGCGACCTTTAATTTATCAAGGCCGACTAATCCATATTCATTTAACCAATCCTTTTCCGGAACCATGGGGATAATATCGGCTATGGTTTGCCCTTCGGGGAAGGGAAGCATTCCGCCTTCCTGGGGAATGGCCGCCGGCGCTTCCGCGACTGCGTCCTCCGCCGCTATCCAGGTGCATTCGCAATTCGGGTGTTGCGGAATGCTGGGGGCCTCTCCGCTATCAATCTGCTTTTGGGTATAAACCTTTCCGTTATGCTCTCTACAGTCACAAGTCCAGGCCGGATCTTCCTCCGGATCCGCAACGTATTCCAGGCGATCGATTCCATGGCCGGCA